CGGCAGCATTAATCGTGAAGAAGCTACAACCATGTATGAGTATTTACTAAACATAGACCACGGCTACCGGTCAACGGACAGTAAAAAATGGAGTTTTGCACATCCAAATCAAGTGTTTACTTTTGATGAATTACACTTAAGATGTGGTATGCGTGATGAAAAAGGTCCATGGAATCAAGTGTTTAAAAGAAAATTCAAAGATAAAGATAAGCAATACTTTCAAAAACTTATGGGTGAAGGCGTAGATCTAACACAACCACCTAAAATTATTATTGATACAATACACCAAGTAAAAGGTGGAGAGGCAGATAATGTTGTCTTAGCAAGTAAATGTAATTTTCCATCTCACTTTGATAAAAAAAATTTAGCAGATAAAATAAAAGAGCTTAGAGTTTGGTATACAGGTGCAACAAGATCAAAACAAACACTACATTTACTAGGAACTTATCACCAATATAATTTTCCATTAGGTAAATATTTTAAACAATATGAGGCAAACTATGTTTAGACGATTAATACTAGATGCATTAGAAGATAGATATAATGCACAAATATCAGAAGCAGAAGCTACATTAAAAATTTATTTAGAAAAACCTGTAGCTATAGGTGAACATCCACAACACGTTGATGAAGCAGATAAACTTATAGAAAAAATTTCAACCGCAGAGGAGAAATTAAGAACATTACAAGCATTTAAATTATGATAGAGTTTATAAGTTTGATTGATGGTGTAGAAGAGACAATGCCGATTATACCTGCCTCACAACAAAAATATGATTGGGTTCAAAAAGCTACAAAAGATTTTAAAGATAGAGGTTCATTAATTAAATTAAGTGAAGATGTTGAATTAAACAGTTGTTTAGATGTTACTCACACATCTAAATGCCCCGGAATAATAAGGTTTAAAGGAAAAGGCTTCATAGTAAAAAACCACAGTGACATCAAACTAAAAATAAAAGATAATTTATATGAATGGACCACACCTACAAGTTGGGCAGATACGTCTAATAATTTTTGTGAAGATGCGGTATCTCATCATTTAAAAGAAAGTCTACACGATTTCATGAGTGGTTGGCCAAAAGACACTTTACCAATAATTATTAAAATAAATTTACCTTGGCACATGAGAATACCTAAAAATTGGGAGGTAATGATGATTGATCCATTTTATAAAGATGATTTTAGATTTACAGTATGCCCTGGCATTTTTGAACATGATTTAGGTCTAGCAAAACTTACTGTTCCTGTTTTTTGGCATAGCACAAATGGTGAGTTTTTAATAAAATCTGGTACTCCAATTGCACAATTAATACCAATTAAACAAGAAAAAATTAATTATACATTAAAAAATAAAACTACAGATAAAAATTTTAAAAAAGATTTTAATTTAATGTTTTTAAAAATGAAAGAAAATTTTGATACTAACTATAATAAAATAAGGAATTTTTTTAAATCATGAGTGATCGAGATATGTTTGAAGATGCTTTTCCGCAAGATAAGCAAGTTGGGGGCAGTCATTATAAATTTTTTGAGATACAACCCTATGAGTTTATATCAAAAAACAAACTTTCTTTTTTTCAAGGTAATGTAATAAAATATGTCTGTAGATATTTATTTAAAAATAAAATTGAAGATCTTCAAAAAATTAAACATTATTGTGATTTAGAAATTTTGAGGTTAAAAGATGAAAAAAGAAAATAAGAATGATTTATAAATTTAAGTTAAATGACTCTATATATAATAAATTAAAAAATTGGTCAAAAGACAAATCTGAATTTTACGGTACAAGACTAGCCGGTAATATGGAAAATGAATTTAACTTAATTAATTATGCAAAAGAATTAGAACCCCACTTAGTAGATATTATAAATGATATTGAGCCTTTAAAAAAATATTTTACAGGATTAGATATTTTATATCCTAATGGATTACCCCTTGTTTTAAAAAGTTTATGGGTTAATTATCAAAAAAAATATGAGTTTAATCCTTTACATAATCATGGTGGTCTATTTAGTTTTATTATTTTTATTAAAATACCTTATACTATGGCAGAACAATCTGCTGCATCCCCAGGTAGAAAATCAAATTTTAATGTAGCAGGTAAATTATCTTTTGTGTATTTAGATTCAGATGTTAATGGAAGCATAAATACAAAAGAGTATGATGTCGATAAAACTTGGGAGGGTTTTGGTTTAATTTTTAAATCTAATTTAAATCATTGTGTTTATCCATTTTATACTGATGGAGAACGAATAACTATTTCTGGAAACCTTCAATTTAACACAAAACCTATTACACAAAATGACAAAACAAAATAACAATGCACCATGGGCCAATATGCAATTAATGACTTCAATCAAAGAAACTCATTACAAATGGTGTAAAGACAATGGAAGAGATACAAGTTGGTATAAAGAATTAAAAAAAGAATTGTTATATGGGAAAGAAAAAAAACGATCTGGTAAGATGTGAAAAGTGTAATCAACAGATTGCAATAATAATTTATGAATTATGTTATTTGTGTGCTGATTGTGCATTATTTAATATGGGAATACCTTTTAAAAAAATTATGGCTATTGAAGACAAAGGCTTAAGTAAGAGAAAACAATGACAATTGGATATGGTTTAGGAATGTTAGGGATAAGTATAATTGTGTTGGCTATTGGAGCTACAATAGCTTATCTTATTATTAGAAAATTATGACTCATCAACTTAATTTTATTTATAACGATAGCGATTGGATAGCACCTGCAGAATATCCAGATCTATCAAAAGCAACAGAGATAGCCATTGATTTAGAAACAAAAGATCCAAACATAAAAACAAAAGGACCAGGCTGGGCAACGTTTGATGGCCACATAGTGGGTTTTGCAGTAGCTGCACTTGGTCAACAATGGTATTTTCCTATCGCACATGATGCAGGAGGTAACATGGATTTATCTATAACCTGCGCATTCATGCAGGACATTTTAAGATTACCTGCAACCAAAATTTTTCACAATGCAAGTTATGATGTTGGATGGTTATTAGTAAATGGTTTTGAGATAAGAGGTAAAATTGTTGACACGATGATTGCTGCAGCTTTAATTAACGAAAACAGATTTAGTTTTAGTTTGAATGCGTGTGCTAAAGATTATTTGGGTGAAATCAAAAATGAAACTTTTTTAAATGAAAAAGCTAAAGAGTGGGGTATAGATCCAAAAGCTGATTTGTGGAAACTACCTGCTGGTTACGTTGGTTTTTATGCCGAGCAAGATGCAGGGTTAACTTTAAGATTATGGGAAAGATTTAAATCCGAAATATCAAAGCAAAGTTTGAATGATGTTTGGGATATGGAAATGGAACTACTTCCTATTTTAATTGAGACAAGAAGAACAGGAATAAGAGTTGACGAGGCACAAGCAGCTAAGCTAAAAAAAGAATTCAAACAAAAAGAGTCTGAGGTTTTATATCAAATAAAATCTCAGACCACACTTGATGTAGATATTTGGGCAGCAAGAAGTGTTGCTCAAGTGTTTGACAGGATAGGTGTTGAGTACCCACGGACACCGAAAAGTGATGAGCCAAGTTTTACCCAAAACTGGTTAGTAAACTGTGATAACCCGATAGCCCAACTAATAAGAGAAGCAAGAGAAATAAATAAATTCCATTCAACATTCATAGACTCCATTCAACGTTATGTTCATAAAGGTAGAATACATTCGGAAATAAATCAACTTAGATCTGATCAAGGGGGAACAGTGTCTGGTAGGCTATCTTATTCAAATCCTAACCTGCAGCAGATACCAGCTCGTAATAAAGAATTTGGAAATAAAATTAGAAGTTTGTTTCTACCTGAAGAAGGTAGGCAATGGGGTAGTTTCGACTACTCACAACAAGAGCCTAGGCTTGTTGCTCACTACGCTGCATCGGTAGACAATACGTTTGAAGGTGCAGCGGAGTTTATTGAAGCTTATAAGAACGAATCAGCTGATTTTCACCAAATAGTGGCTGATATGGCAGAAATTACAAGAACTCAGGCTAAAACTATCAATCTAGGGCTATTTTATGGTATGGGAAAGACTAAATTAGGTAAAGAATTAGGCATTTCTAAGGATAAAGCTGAAAGTTTGCTACGACAATACGGAGAAAGAGTGCCTTTTGTTAAAAGATTAGCAACTGATGTGTCTAGCTCTGCCTCAAAGTATGGCTTTATTCGGACAATAAGGGGTCGTAAATGCCGATTTGATATGTGGGAGCCCTCTACCTTCGGAATGAACAAAGCGATGCAATACGAGGAGGCTAAGGCCATATATGGTAATAACATTAGAAGAGCCTTTACTTACAAGGCCTTAAATAGACTAATTCAAGGATCTGCTGCTGATCAAACAAAACAAGCTATGATTAATTGTTACAAAGCAGGCTTTAAACCACTTTTACAAATTCATGATGAATTATGTTTCTCATTAAATAATGAAAATGATATAACACAAGTAAAGGAGATAATGGAAAATGCAATTGAAACACTTAAAGTCCCAAGCAAAGTCGATGTCGCGATCGGTAAAAGCTGGGGCGAAGCCAAAGAATAAAAAAGAAATTGAGGGATATTACTTTGACGGTAAAAAGTTACATGTCTTATATAAAAGAAAACGTTAATCTTCTTTTTTATCTTCTTCCTGTTGCTCTTCTTTTTCTAATTCCTTTTCTGCTTCTTCTCTCAATTTTCTTAGTTCTTTATAATAGTTTGGGTGTTTCCATTCAAACATTTTTGCTCTCCTTATTTTTTTTTATTACCTATTATACCACGAGCAAATTTTAGGATTTTTATTTTATTGAATAGTAGACGACTCACAATCGCAGGGGTTCAATACTGGATGCGACAACGCATGCAAATTTTAGTTTAGAGCGCAGAAGGGTTAGGAAAAAAAATTGTTTTTTTTTTAAAAGC